GCCATTCTAGGATCCTAGAAAGATAGACAAAGAAAAGAGAGGGTGGAACCCAACTTAGGGAACCACCCTCTCTTAAAAACTAGTAACTCAATTAGGCAGTCAGTCCGGTCGAAGAAGACTGCAACTCAAAGCAGCACTCTTCGCGCAGGACGTTGTGACCCATTGCATACTTAGCCAACATCAGCGTACCCATACGCTCCATGATGTAATCCGTCTCAAGCGACAGATCAAGCAACTTCACCGTTGCAACTGCTTCACGATGGAAGATGATGCCCTGCGTCTTCGCATTTGAGGTGTTGTAGTTGATACCGGAGTACTTAAGGGTACTGCCGTTCGGGTTATTGCGAACACCCGCAGAGTTGTGAACGGTTGAACCGCTGCTTTCGTCCGTCTGTGGGATGTGATTGCTCTTCATAATACGGATGCCGTATGCCGAAGCAATCTGTCCCGTTGCAATCGAACCGTTGTCCGGGGAGAAGTCCCGGTTAATTGCATCGCTGTTACCACCGAGCAGGGTGTAGTAAACTTCAGGGGTAACTACTGCAAACCGCTCATCGTTTGGCACGTTGCGCTCATCCATCTTCTGAGCCGCACTTGCAAAACCTGCAAGAATACTTGCAGAAGTCAGCGTGAAGGTGGTGGTACCAACCGGAATCTTTGCACCAAGGTATGCAGCATCAGATCCCGCAAAGCGATCCGTAGTTGCACGAGCGCCACCGATAACGGTGCGAATCAAGTTCTTGTCTGCAATGTAAGCCAATGATCGACCGATTTCAGTCGAGTAGATTGAGCGAACATCGTAGTGATTCTTCATCTCATCGATATCAGCAACGAAGGTTGAAGACACGAGAATATCGTCAATGAAGACGGTGCGCTCGTTGTGCTTGAACTTGTTGAGATACTTGGAAGTTTGAGCAGACGAATCAACAGGAACGGTCAGCGTACTTGTAGCACCTGCGGATGTGGAGGCGCCAAACGCTGCGGTGGTGTTGACGCCCTGCGAAAGAACAGATTCGCCGGGGGTGTGGTAACCCGCGCTTGCCGTTCCGGTTACAGGGAAGATTGCGGACTTACCTGTCTGAATCGTGCGGACACGATGGAGAGGCATCATAATGTTAGCCTTTTCAAAGGTCGTAACAATTTCGCCGCTGAAAATCTTCAGAAAGAGCGCTTCGGTATCAGAGCCTGAGGCGTTAACTAGACCAAGGCGTGACGGGTCGGTATATTGTCCCATAGTTGTTTGTTTTCCTAAATTAGTGAATGATTAGATAGAAGAGGAGTTTGCTGTAACGCGCTTAGAGTTCTCCCTCGCAAGGGGCTAAAAGCAGTCATAGCATTTTATGCATAATCCATCTAAAATTATGCACAAATGAAAAGAACCCCATAGATTCCTCTATAGGGTTCCGGTTAGACGCACCACTCAGACTTGTCATCAGGGTACGCTCTCCGGCGCAATGCCGGGTTCTTCAGGCACATCAGCAGCCCACCATCCGGCGGGAATTTCTACACGATTAGCCGACTTGATCTTTGTTCCGTCCTTCTGAACTACAAACACTCTTGCCGTCACAGGCTCCGCTAGTTGTACGGGCGTCCCCGATGGTACGAGCAGCACGGAACTCCCGCACCCGTTGAGCAAAACGCTCCCTAGTACCATTAGCAGATGGGTCGGCTTGTTTGACATATGTTTCCTTGGAAACCATCCGTTCAAAGAACTTCAGTAGGGCAGTAACTAACTCACCTACCCACCCCCACATTAGGGTTCAACCTTCTTCACAGCATCCTTTGCCAAGATCAAGCCGATACCTGCGGTAACTCCGGCAATCACAGTTGCAATGTCAAAGTTAGTAGCAGGATCACCATCCAAGAAGGCTACAACAGCGGCTGAAAGCACAGTAAGAATAGTGGCAATACCAAGAGCAGTTGTTTTGAAATCAATTGGCTTCTTCATCGGGATCCTCCAAAGGCGTTAGAAGTAGAAATTCGGCGTTCAACATCAGCGCGATAAGCGGGATCCTTTGAGTAACGGGGATCGCTCATAGCGTTAACAATCTCAGCAACACTACGGAAGGTACCACCGCTTTCGGTCGTAGTCCCACCCTGTAGCAAGCGACCGGGCTTTCCCATAGAACCATTGCTCTGCTCATATCGGGCTTTGAGTCCGGCAATAGCCAACTTAATGGTAGCCGTGTCTCCATTTTCCATAATAGAGTTGTAAGCATCAACGTGTTCTTCAGGAATGTTGTTCTGCGCCCAAGCGGTTAAAGCAGCGTACTGTTCCTCACCTCCGGCAACATCCATAATTCCCCTGAGGTTGCCTTCAGCAAGAGCCTCCTGTCCGGCAACATAAGCACGAACAGTATTCTCCGGAATGCCAAGAGCAATAATCTCCTGCACAGAATCTTCGCTTAGGGTGCCTGTCTGAGCAAACTCATCTGAATAGGCATCAAGCGTATCAAGCGACTTACCCGAAGAAGTCAACTTGGTTTCAAGAGAGGCATAAGCAACAGCCAACTCTTCAGGGCTTGTAAACTTTTCAGGAAGCCACTCAGGGCGTGTTTCAGCCTGTGGTGTTTCCTGAGCAGCCTGTGCTGCGGCTAGGGCATCAACTTCGTTATTAGAAGTAGCGGTGTCGCGGACAATATCAATCTGTTGGTGGTTACTCATTGTTGTGGTGCTTGTTGCTTCTCAATAATGTTTCCGACGGTCTTTCCGGCTTGCGGAACTAGTTGCTGTGCTGTGGCTTGCTGTTGCGCGGCTTCCATCTCACCCTGAATCTGCTCTTCAGTCTTCAGCAAGCCCGTAACATCGATTCCAAGACTTGCTGCACGGCGGTTCAGGTATTCTCTGAAATCAATATACTGCTGAATACCTCCGGGACCGAGAATCTGTGCAATACCTTGCAAATAAAGATCCAAGCGGCTCAAATCGTTTCCACGACCAAGAGCATCAATGCCCGTAACGATTGTGGGAGTGATGTACTTCTTATCAATCTTAGGCATCTTCTTAGCCTTCGTCAGCCGATCCATCATTCGGTGAACCAAAGGCAATTGGAACTCCTGAGACAGGATGCTGTAGATGCCGCCGAGTTGACGCTCAATACTCTGCGTTACTAGGCGAATCTCTTCGGCGGTTACACGCTCTGCATTACGAACTGAGGCTTCAGTTAGCAAGAAGGCATAGGAAAGACGCTCGTTGATGGCACCCATCGTTTGTAAAGCAACAGCAAGATCCGCAGACTTAGCCACCTGAAGCACCGTAACGTCAGAAGCCATTCCCTCAATAATCGCTCCGTTAGGCGCCTTTGCCAACTTGGAAGCACGGGTGGTGCCGACAGGGTTTACAAGGAAAAGCACCTTAGCAGAGGCTGAAGCGGCTTCCACGATACTCTTGGACAGGCTTTCCAAAGACACCAAGTCACCAAAGTACTGCTCGACATAGCCGCGACCATAGTCCTCGCCGTCCACACGATGCATTCGCAGAGCAAGGAAGGGGCTGCGTTCGATTGGATAGATCATATATGATCCGGGAACCTCTATCCCGCCCACTTCTTGATAAACTTCTACTCGCTCATCGTCCAAGACATGGCAGCAGGTATACAGGTCTACGGTGTCTTCAAGAGAGTTCAGGGTGGTCTGCACCGAAGCCTGTACTTCCGGAGGAAGCATTGCCGGAGAAATGGTTTCCTTGAGAATGACCTTGCGGACGTTGCCCATTGGATCCCGCTTGACCACATAACGATCAAGACGAATGACCCGCATTGGACCCTCGTCAGGGAAATACAAGAGCGTGTTGCCGCCGACAATCAGTTGCTTAACTGCTTCAAACAGCGGGACACGAATGCTCAGTCCCTCAATCTCCCGCATAATCAGCCGCTCCATTTGCGACAGACTTTGTTCTGTTTCGCTTTGGGCGCTAGGAGAGAGTTGCTGTAGGTTCTTTACCGCTGCCTCGTCAATTACAAAACGAAAGAAGGGCGAGTTAGGGGGCAGGAGAGAAAGCAATAGAGCAGAGGCAAGATTGTTGACACCTCGTGCGCCCACGGATTGATACGGAGTAACAAACTTACGGCTACTCTGATCTCCCTCATCCGGAAACAGGTGTGGCAGGGTCAAACGAGCGCAGTCACGAGCGCGTTCCAAATAGGTAAAACGCTGTGCTGCGAGTTTAGAATATAGTTCTTTTCCTGACACCTAGGGCTCCTGTTTAATTTTAAATTCGTAGTGAAGTGCGACCACGAGTAGACTGTCCGGCTCTTTGCGCTTTTTTCTGCTTGTTTCTTGCAGCCATTACGTCCTTTGGTCCCGTAGGAGCCGCAGGAGCCCCCGGAGCCCCCGGAGCCCCACCTCCCGAAGAGCCTCCACTTGACGCAGGTTGAGGTGGTGGTATTCCATAACCGTGATCCGTCCACGCCTCTCCTGTTGCCGGATCTAAATTTTCGTTTAGTGAAATCCAATTAGCAACGTATGCGTTCTTTTCTCTTCCGAGCCTATTAGAGTACTCAACTCCACCTTCTTCGGCGCGGTAAGCAGCACTAGATTCAAACGCGGCTTTTTCTTGCGCTCGCCGAGCGGTAGCCTGAGCCCAAGTTTCGCCGGGACGGGAGGCAAACTGTGCGTTGCTGTCGGCAAATTGCATATCCCATGTGTTACCCATGTCTCGCGCAGTATCCTTATAACCCTCAAGAGCCTTTGTGTATTTAAACCGATTAAACAGAGTAACTGTGGGTGTCTTACTTCGGGGTTGACCTGCACCCTGATTAGCCCCTGCCTGTGCAATGCCGCCATAGGGATTACCCGCATTAGAACTACACATCAGTATGCCGCCTTCTTGATAATAAATTGATCACGCCCAACTGAAGTGCCTGTGTTGATCTTTTTGGCGGACTGTCTACGCATACGATTGGCTAGACGTTCTGCTTCGGATCTTGCGCGAATTGGATCGTACTGCGTATCAATTGAGGCTACGGCGCCAACAGGAGCATTCTTACCGCCCTTTTTAGCAGCCTTCTTTTCAATACGAAGTTCTTTGCGAGCAGCCTTTCTTTGGATTTTAGCCGTTTTCTTTTCGACTTTATAGGCTTGCTTGGCAGTCTTCTTTTCTACCCTAGCGGCTTTCTTAACAGCCTTTTTTTCAATCTTAAGTGCTTTACTTTGTTTGCTCATTTATTAGTTCTTCTTAATTACAAGGCTAGATTTACCACGAAGTCCTACGTTTTTGGGAACACGAATCCGTCCTGTATTGCTCTTTGCAACAATAGTTTCAGTATTCTTGGGCTCAGAATAAGTAGTCTCAATCTTTAACTTTTTTGAGGTGTACTTTTTTTCTTGCTTGCGATTTTTATATGCCAAACCCGCATAAGGATTGGCTTTCTTTGGCTTTGGTTCTGCCTTAGGCTTTTTAGCAGGGGTCTTTATTGCAGCCGTACTCTTCTTTTGAATCTCGTAGGCAACTTTGTCATAGCCGCTATTCAAACTAGGCACAACAGACATTTGCCCCATTCCTGCAAAAGAAATAGGCGCTTCAGGAGTAAGTGCGGAGGTTTGCGCTACCGCAGCATTCTTTTTTGCCTCATATGCCTGTCGTTGCCAATAAGAAGCCATGTAATTTTACCTTTTTAATCTAGAAGAGACTCGTTTTGATCATTGAAGACACGTTGTAGGTGCATGAAAACCGCACGTTGTCCTGCCTGAAAGTAGATTTCTTGGACTGTTTCCCCAATCTTCGCACACCGCTCCGGGTACAAATCAGAAAGCACCCGCAGCAGTTCTTCGGAAATCGGAGGAAACACGCTATCCTTAGATATGTTATTATTCATCGGTTTCCTTTGCACTTTGAATAAATGCGTATAGAATAATGACATAATTGATCATATCAAGGACGGTGTCCCGCAGGGCTTCATCCTTAACCTTGAACTCTCCGGTGGTCAGGAAGGTGGAGAGCCGGGACATCTTGTCCGTCAGGCGAACCATGATCCCGGACTCCGTCTTGCAGATCCCCATAGACTCGCAGCGGGTGAAGTTCAAGAAGGGATGCTGATCGTCCTTCCCGCCGCTGTAGTCATGGTTCTTACGCTCAGAGAGCGCACGGGCTTCATCACACAGTTCCTTATGCATTGCTAACAGTCGAGTACGATTCATGGCGTCCATAGTAGCACCTCCTTTGTTTCCCAATTGTATTCTTTGTGTCGTAAGATTCGCGCACAACGCGCTTGTGTCAGAGCAAACTCTTCAGTATAACCGTTTGCTACATAGGCTTCCAAAACTTCAGCCCATGTGTTGGTCTTTAAAATTTTTGTTGCAGTAACAGGACCCACCCCCGTAATGCCGGGATACCCATCGGTCTTATCCCCGGTCAGGGTCTGCATTAACCAATTGTGGTTTGCTTCTTCTTCGGTAATCAGACGGGGAGCCTCATCCTTATCCGGATTCCACAACAAGCCGGGGATGGTGTTCAGGTCTTTGTCTGCGGAAACAATAACCGAATCACCGTAAGTTCCTTCTGTCTGCAAGATGCCAATTATGTCATCTCCCTCTAGGTTGGCTTCTTCACGGACAACATATCTAGTAGAAAGCATTTCCTTAACAGGCTTGTATCCGCAAGGTTTACGACAGGCTTTGCGGTGGCTCTTGTACTCCGGGTAAACGTCCTTCCTGAAGTTGAACTTTCCGGTAAACCCTAGGACGCAGAACTGAGCATCTAGAGTTGCCATATACTTTTGAATAGTCACATCGCACAGATGCAAGGCTTCATTGATATTAGAAAAGGCAACATCAGTATCTTCATCAAGGCGCGCTACATATTCC